CGAAGGAACGAGAAGCTGTCCCGCTCAACACCCGCGAGTAGCGTATACTCCTGAGTTCCAATCGTGACGGCGTCTCCAGCAGCTTCGTCAACGAGCACGACCGGGACATCGTCCACATCAGTAACATGGATAGACCCGGCCAAGACCGTCGTGATCTTGAAATTGCCGTTATTCGCGGGATCGGTGAAGCCCGATACCGTGATGATGTCCCCGACCTCGTATCCGGCGTCAATGAAGCCGTCGGCCGAGTCGTGGAAACCGGAATCGGCCGCGACTGCGCTGATCGTGATTTCCTCAGTGGCTGCATTCTGCACCCACGAGCCCCCGAGCGCAGCGGCGATCAGGACGTCCATCGTAAGAAACGTCAACTCGAAGTTGATATCCCCGCCGACCTGCTTCGTCCCGTGGCGGAAGTCAGTAAGTTGGCGATTGGCATTGAGCTCCTCAGACTGCTGAGGGGACTTGGACAGACCAAGGGTCGTTCCGGTGAGCCGGACGACATCCAAGGTCGGAGTGTCCGGCGTAGTGCCGTAAACCGTTTCCGGCACGACATACATCTTGTGGCGACTGGAGTCAGACATTGTGTATTTTGTTTTTGGTTCAGGTTACGTGGTCCGGCGTGGAACACGAGAGTAGAAAGCTAGGATGAAGGGGGTGGCCCATGTCTTCTCGCCTTTGAATCCGGGCTTTGGCCCGTTCTTCATGATCGTGACAGATGTGCCCCCGGTGACAAAGGACCGCCCGATGTAAAAGTGGGAACGGATTGTTTCGGCAATCTCCGCAGCTCGGCCTGCCCCTTTTCCAAGTGGCGTGTGGATTGTGATCTGGAGATAGCCGTCGACTTCGTCTTCGCCGTCGTCGCCCAACGTGACTCCCACGGGCGGGTTCGGCATGTAGGACAGTTCGATATACTCATCGGCGTCGGCCCCGTTAAACGCTTTGTTCTCAAACGCGACCGTAAAATTGAGGAGCTCAATTTGCCCCATCAGCAGCTTCCGGATATCAACGAGGCTCATGTCCGTGACTTCGTGTATTGGAGTTGGTCCTTCAGGATTCGCTTGAACCGCAAGACGTTTCGGTTCACCATGCCTTGCGGTGCCTTCACACTGCTCCAGCCCTCATACTCGATCCTGTATGCGTATGGCAGGTTGTTGGTAAAGATCATCACGTTGTCCGCGTTCCCCGCTTCGCAGGTTGCGACGATCTCCGCGATGGTCCCAACGCCGGACGGGTCCCCCCCTTCGCCAGTGGATTTGTCCGGTGCGTCCAGAGACGTATTCCAGTTGGCGCGAAGGCGACCCGTAAGGACCGGAGTGTCCATGACAATGGCAGAGAAGAGCTTGATGGATACGGCTCGCTGCAAGACCGGCAGCCGCTTCTCAAAGCGACGCCGAGCCTTCTTGAAACCAGCAGCAAATGATCCTCCCTTCATGTCTGAACGGCTCCGATTGTGTGGATGATTGGAACTCCGGCCGGATTAAGCGTCGTGACCCCCTTGGTGAGCCACCGCGTTCCGTCGGCCAAGATAAGGATGTCGTCGGGCTTCGGGGTGTTCTCCATGCCTGAAGCACTGATGATGAGGCCAAGCGCCTGCCCACGGATGAGCTGGGCCTTGAACGCGTCGTCCATGCTGTTAAACTGGATACCCTTGTAAGTCGTGAGCCGGACGCCTATTCCGGTAAAGGTGATGAGGTTAGGCTCCCCGCTCCAACGAACTTCGAACTTCTCATCAACCGAGTTCCAGATTCGGTTTTCGCGTTCGAATGAAACCGCCTGCCCAACTTCGGCAATTGCCTCGAGAGCACCAGCGGCTTCTTCTGTCCCAAAGGTGCTCATCGGTTGATTTCGATTGTGCCAGCGGAGCCCCGGAAGAGTGGCCGAAGAAGGTTCATCGCCTTTCGGAGATACGGAACGCTGGACGCTGTTGTTGGGTCCGCAAATGTCGTCTCAATGACATCCACCTTCCGACGAAGGATCTTGACCCCGGTATCGTTGACATCCGGGTCCAGCCCGGAGTAAATGTCCATCACGACCTGGGACTGAGCAGCGATTAGCTCCTTCGGAATGGCGTCGGACTCGGCAGTGAAGGAGTCGATCACGACACCCTCCCGTGGCCACTGGAGCGACTGGGTTCCGGAGACCTTTGTTCCTTGGTAGGAATCCCGCATTGACTCCAGCCAGTCCATGGACTTTATCAGCAAGATCTGGAGCGACGCCTCGTCGGCAGGCAGGGTCACGCCACGAGCAGCTGCATAGGCTGTCGCGTCGGCCTCGCTGACATACGAAGCAGCATTAGCAACGATGCTTCCGTCTTCAATGATAAGTGACATGGCTGGCTGGAGTCGTGTGGTTCAGGTAGCGAATCCTTACCAGGTTGCCCATTGGGCGGACCTTACCCAAGCGGAACTCGAGATAGTGGACGCGGTCGGGGAGAAGTAGAAATACCCACCATAGTAGATGAGCGTCTCAGCAGCCCCGACAGTCCCGTCAACCCCACCAGCGGAAGTCACCGTGTCATCGGTATCGATGGCGGTGGCACCCGCACCTGCCGCACCCCACTCGTCCAGAGCGTCGATTGCGGCGGCAACGGCCGTTGGCGTAGCTTTCGTCGCATCCGGCGCTCCATCGCTGTCAGTCCCGAGTGTGACGACGAGGGTCCCCTCCGCAGCATCAAAAGCCGCAGAGGTGGCGATCTCGACATCGGTATCAGCAGCCTGAACGACAGTTACGTCGACGTCATTGAACGCGACGCCTTTCGTGGCGGCAGTGATGGTGACTCCGTTGGCGCCACTCGTGCCGAGAACGGCAGTAGCAGCAACGGCCAATACGACGGCTGCGGAGCCGACTTGAATGATCGAGTTGTTTGGCCCTTGAAGAGCCCGATTGAGTGAGCGGGATCCGATCTTTCCTCGCTGGATTGTGTCAGTCATGGTATTAGATGAGTTCGTCGGCTTTCTTGGCCCGACGAGCCTTCCGCTTCTCGGCGGAGGTCATCTCGGGGGCTTCGGCAGCTTCCGGGTCCGATTTGGGTTCAGCCTTCGGTTTGGCTGTCGCGGTTCCAGGGGCCACTTCGTTGATCGTAACAGAGATCGAGGAAGTGGACCCGCACCGCGCGATCAACGTGTGGATCTCGGAGCACGCTTTCGCGAGGAGCTCCGGACCCGTGACGTTGACCACGATTGAATTTGGCGTATGTCTCATTGGGGTAAACTTGGGGAGTGGCCAGCCCCCGACGCGAACGCCGGAGGCCGGCCTCCCCCAAGAAACGATTACGCGTTGAATTCGCCGCGAACGATGCGAGTGTTCTTGACGTCGGTGTAGGCGGTCGCCCATGCGTTCGCCAGCGCAAGGTCCACATCCAGCGGACCGCAAGCGGCGATGGTGGGCGGAACATCCGCGTCGGTCGGCGACCAGACGGTGCCGTTGATGTGGCAGGTGGCCACGATGCGGTCGTAGAGTGCCTTGATCAAGTTCGGGACATCCGAATCGAACGCCAGGGAGCTGGAAGTCGTCCCGTCCTCGCTCTGGGGAGCGAACTGGAGGATGACAGACTGCGGAGCGTTGATCGTGACCGGGTAGACGTAACCATCGCTGGTTCCGGCCCGGATGAGGCGATCGTCCACAACGACCCGGAGGCCTTTGTAGGTGTCAAACGGAATCCCGTTGCTCTTGGAACCGGGGACGAAGTCGATCTCGTCAAGCTTCTTCAGCTTCGTGCGAACCTTTGAGTGCATCGTGATGATGCCCCCCATGAGGTCGTCCTCCTTGATACCCAAGATGCCGGTCAGGTCATGAAAGGCATCGGCGTCGAAGAACACGTTCGATCCGGGCGAAGCGACAGGTGCCTCGTTCACTCCAGTGGTGAGAATGAGGCTGGCGAACGCGGTGGACGCAAACATGCCGTTCTGCGAAGCGATCAGCATCTCCTCCATGCCGTCGAGGCGAACGTTCAGGACGCGGTCGACGATGAAGGCGAGGGGATCGATTCCGGACTGTGCGGCAGCGAATGCATCGCGACCCCAAGCCTTCTCGCGATAGACGATCGCGGCGGTCTGACGCTCGGACGTGATCTTGTCCGGCGTGGGCGGAGTTCCGGGATTCTGACCCGTGTAGCCACCCGAGACGGGCGACAGGATCGGAATCTGGACTTGGATAGCTCCGTCTTCAAACGCACGCTGCGCGTAGTTGACCCCCGCGCTCATGACAAGCGGGGAGTTGAAGATGGAGTTGAGACGCGGCTGGCGCTCCTGGATGATTTCCAGCAGCAGCTCAACAGGCGCATGGAGCAGGTCGGTAATTTTGGTAACGGCCATTTTGTTGGTTGGTTTGTTCTGTTTGGTTTGCTGACAGTCGGCTACTTGCCTTCTGCGAGAGCAGCCTGGGTCGCCTCCTTGACCTTAGACAGCAACTGCGGATCGTCCGCCATTCCACTGTGGACCTTTGTCCAATTCGTAGTGCCGTCTGTATTCTGGAAAGCCTTAAGATCAAAGGCACCGCCCCTGTTCTCGCCTCCGCCGGCACCACCGCCAGAGCCCTTGCTACCGACAAGAATACGCTCAAATGCCTTGTTGGAAAGAAATTCTTGCTTCAGCTCCTCCAAAGTCGCTGCGGACGGATTACCGTCGGCATCTAAAATTTGAGTAGCTGGGACATCTCCGTCGAGATCGACCCCGAGGCGCTTACGGATTTCCGGAGCGAGCAATGCAGGAACGACGCTGATTTCACCAGCGAGCTTATCCGCCACCGCATCCACATGGACCCGCTTCAGCTTGTCCGTAAGGCC